TGAGTTCTTAGAAGGCGTTGTGTGTGTTATGGTTGATGAGTGTCTGAGTGGTGACACTTTAATTAAAACCCCAAATGGAAATATACCCATTAAAGATATCAAAGAAGGCGATGTGGTGATAAACCTAGATGAAAAGGGGTTATTCTATAAAGAAGACACCGTGGTCAAAGTACATGAAAATTTATTAAATAGCAAAAGTGAGGATATGTTGGAACTAGTATTTGATAATGGGCAAGTTATTAAAGTTACCGCAAATCATAAATTATTAACTAACGAAGGATGGATTAGAGCAGACCAAATATCAGAAGATTTGGAAATTATAAACATAAATACATACGACTAAAGCGGATGAGATTATAATGAAAAGGTTTGATATTGATAAGTTTAATAAAATCCTCATGGAGTTCAATCAGGAGACATATGCCACGGTAATTAACGGCAAAGTAATACTATTATCAAATGGGCGTACAATAGACGATGTATTGGAGGTTAGTCGTTGTAAAAAACGAGTTATGGACGGGCATGATAGTTGGAAACAGAGGTTTGATAGAATTTATGGATTGGATGAAAATGATAGGAAAATTGCGGAACAAGAAGCAAGGGCGGACACGTCTAGAAAGGGTGGAATCAACGTTCAAAAAAGATACGGCAATAAAATAAGGAAAAATTTGAATAATGGTGTTCCATGGAATAAAGGGACAACAGGGTTACAGGAAGCGTGGAATAAAGGAAAGACTAAACACAACACACTATCGTTGGAGAAACTATCAGAAGATAGGAAGGGTAATGGCAACCCAATGTTCGGAACTATTATGTCTAAAAAAGGAAAAGAACATTTAAGTAATATAATGAAGGAAAAGATACTCATTGGAGAATTCACACCAAATTCTAACAATAGAAACACACATTGGGATTCGTATTATAATGACAAGAAGTACCGCTCGTCATGGGAGGCAGTGTATCAATATTTCGATATTGATGCAGAATATGAGAAATTAAGAATTAAATATATTCACGAAGGGGAGGAATACATTTATATTGTTGATTTTATTAACCACACCACGAAGACAGCGATAGAAGTTAAACCTTTGGAATTATGTTATAATAATAAAAAGACCATATCTAAAATTAGTGCATTGAAAGAATGGTGCAGTGCTAACAATTATTCCTTATTACTAGTTGATAAAAAATATCTATTATTAAAAGGTATGCCCAAAACATTATCAGAATTCGATAGTAAAACTCAACAAAGGATTAAAATATTGTATGAAACTAATTAACCGTAACATAATAAAGAAACCGAAAAAGGTTTATAACCTGCATATACAAGATAATCATAATTATATTGCAAATGATGTGGTTGTATCAAATTGCCATTCGGCAAAAGCAAATGCACTCAAGACCATACTAACAGGTCCAATGGCACATATCCCATTGCGATGGGGATTAACAGGAACAGTACCAAAAGAGAAATTCGAATTTCAATCATTGCATATCGGATTGGGCAATGTTATCAACAAAGTATCTGCCAACGAGTTACAGGATAAAGGTGTACTTGCACAGTGCCAAGTTAAGATAGTTCAGTTAATGGACCACGCTGAGCACAGCAACTATCAAAGTGAATTAAAGTATTTGTTAACTGATGATAAACGTTTAGATGCATTGGTAGATATTATAAGTAATGCGAACAAGACAGGAAATACTTTAGTCCTAGTTGATAGAGTTAAATCTGGAAAGGAGTTAGCAAATCGATTAGGTGATGGTGCGGTATTCGTTAGTGGTGCAACTAAGAGCGAGGATAGAAAAGAGCATTACGATGAAGTTGCCGACACAGATAATAAGATTATTGTAGCAACATATGGTGTTGCTGCTGTTGGTATTAATATTCCTAGAATTTTCAATCTTATGTTACTTGAATCGGGTAAATCATTTGTTCGTGTAATCCAATCAATTGGACGTGGTGTACGTAAAGCAAAGGATAAAGACTTTGTGCAGATTTGGGACATTACTAGTTCATGTAAGTTTGCTAAACGCCACCTAACCAAGCGTAAGAAGTTTTATAAAGATGCAGGGTACCCATTCACATTAGAGAAAATGGAATGGAAGTAAAAGATTTTTATGTCAATTTCACCAAACTTCAATTAATGGTTGTTTGTATGTGATAAGTATTTTTATGTTAATATATAATACTTAATATGAAAATACACACACTAGATGACACGGCATATGAATTAAATGAGTTGCCAGAAAAAATAAATGATTTGAATTTTGCAATTTTGGATAACAGTAACCCAAAGGATGTAGATTACTACTACGTTCCTTTAATCTTTTTAGAAAGTTTCACATCCCCTGCATTAGTATTGCGGATAGGAGATAAAATTATAAAGATGCCAATGGATTGGTACTTATTGTTAGGAGAAGAAGATACTGGCGAGTTAGAAGCAGTTGCATTAACGAGCATCAATGACAGAGACTTCAAGGCATTTGAGTTTAATAGTCTTAGCGGGTTTCGTGCAGATTTCCCCTCTGTTGAGGTAGTAGATGTGTACAATGAAGTTCAATGGTACAATCCAAAACTTAAAAACGGACAGTACCTAGGTGTCCCAATCGATGATGGTGATAAACCAAGAGTAGTATATTTTATCAAGGATGTATCCCGAAATTGCCAAGTAGTAGATTATTCACAAGCATGGTAGAATGGCACAAAAACCAAAATTAGATATATTCAAAATGCTCAATGCGATTGATACTAAAGATTATTCTTTTTTTGACAATCTGAGCGACGATGAACGAAAAGGCTTCAGTGCTTACCTAGGGTTGAAGTGGGGAGCAAGCGTCAGTGGTGACAATCTAATGCAACACTTCTATCTTGCTAGTATGAATCACTGTGCAAATAAATATTTATTTGATATCAACAAACATCCCAAACTACAATGGCTAACGTTAGTTGCCAGTAGCCCAAACAAGGGGAAGAAACGCCACGAGTGGTTAGGGACAAAGAAAAAAACAACTAAAAAATCCCAAGATGACATCAAAAAAAGATTAATGAAGATTTATCCTATGTATAAAGAAGATGAAATTGAATTATTGAGCACATTAGTTACTAAAAAAGATTTAAAAGAATATGACAAAGAATGTGGTAACAAATAACACACACCAATGCACGTACTGTAATAAAGAATATAAAAGCAAATCACCACTAGAAAAGCACTTGGTGAAGTGTAAGAAGAAATACGAAACACCTAGGTATTTCAAAAGATTAGAACACTACACTGATGTTCCAATAAGAATAGCATACTACGCTTATCTAAAATATTACGAACAGTTTAAATCTAAAAAAACATTAGCACAATTTTTAAATAGTAGCGAGTACATGGGATTTGTTCGATTTGGCAAATTTTGCATTTCAATGGATACCATTCATATAGATAGATTTACCAATTACATAATTGAGAAGAGATTAAAACTTGATAAATGGGTTGATAAATCCATATACACCGAATACATTTATGATTTGGTTATCTCAGAACCTGCCATTGATGCATTAGAACGAACGATAAGGCATAGTGTCGTGTGGGGTGAAAAAAACAACTCAGATGGTAAAGATATTATTCGTAGTAATAACGATGGCATTATATGTTATTATATAATCAATGGTCTTATTAGTCCTTGGGTGCTATACACCAGTGATAGTGGTGGTGTTTTTTTAAACAATTTAGATAATGAACATTTGGAAACTATATGGCCATTTGTGAATTCAAAAATATGGGAATTGAAAATGAATGCTGAACCATCAGACGTAGAATACATGAAAATAACCCTTGCTGAATTAGGATGGTAAACAACATGAAAATGGATGCTGATGTTGACATCGATTTCTTTGATAGAACGAAGATACTCGATTTAATAAAACATATCCCTGCTAGACAAGAATCAAATACTGAGACAAAACGCCACAACAGTGGTGTATATGTTACTGATATACCATATGATTCAATCAATGGCTGTTCTAGTATTGAATACAAAGAGGCAGAAGACAGGGGTTACTTCAAGATTGATTTCCTGAATGTACATGTATACAAGCATATCAGGGACGATGCACACTACCAAGAATTACTTATTCAAGAACCACCGTGGGATATGTTATTGGATAGTGATTTTAGTGACAAAGTTATCCATGTAGGCAATCATCATTCATTATTACTAATGATGAAGCCAAACACCATTCCTAGAATGGCAATGTTCTTGGCATTAATCAGACCTGCTAAAAAACATTTAATTGGAAAGAGTTGGGAAGAAATATCAACGGAAATATGGACTAAGCCCGTTGGAAATGGTTACTACTTTAAAAAAGCGCACGCAGTGAGTTATGCGGTGTTGGTAGTACTACACATGAATATACTCAATCAATATTCCGAATCAGAGTAATTGATTTTCGTTTAGAACGTTTTTGTGAGATATCATTGAGGCTAGTGCAAGGACCACTCAAAATAGTAAGGTTCTTGTTATTGAATACCATTTTACAACTAGAAAACACTGCCCATTCTTCTTTAAGAAATAGGTTAATTGGGATACTTCTGTTGGATTCCCACCACCATGTCTCCCCTAATTCCAAGAACAATTGTTTAGATTCGAT